TAAAAGTATCAACGTTTAAAATTGTTGATGATGTGGAATAAACTGTTGATATACCAGCAGCAGTGTTATATGGATTTACTGTTAGAACTTTTGTTGGTGCATTATATGGGCCTTCTTTATGATTTGGAGAAGCAAGTCTAAATATAAATCTTCTATCTTCAGTTGCGGTTCCTGTCACATTTCCTATAACTGTTTCTCCAGTTTGGAATACACCACTTGTCATATTAACTTCAAGTAATTTAGGTGATACGAATGAAGTAACATCAACATCATCAAAGTAAACATAGAATTGAGTCTTTGGTTTCATTCGATGAGTTATAATCTCAATACCTCTTTTTCTCATGTAAGGAATAACATCACGACTTACAATTTTTTCCCCTATAACCTCTGAGGTCTCCACAGGAGTGACTTGCATTTGGATACCATCTCTTGACTGATGAGTCGATTGAAGTATATCATTAAATGTATTTGTTGTTTTAACACGAGTATTTTGTATTTCAGTCATGCCACTGTGGTGGTAGTTACTGACATTAATACTTCCAGAACCGTATTTCCTTCTCAATGAATGTAAATCTGTAGTTCCCAGATTCTTAGTATTAGTTTTTGTGAATGAATCTAAAACTTCTTCACCAACCCAATCTGTCTCCCAAGAACCCCACTGCTCTTCACCAAGACCAGTTTGAACATTAATTCCTAATTCTTCAATAGCTAAATCATACTCCTCTGTCTCTAAAATAACGTTAGCGTCCACAAACTTTGTATCTGTCCAAGTATCAGAATCTGGATTTAATTTCATATCTCCAGAGTAGTAAACAATTAAATATGGATTAAGATTTTCAAGTCTTGAAGCATAAACTTGTTTAATAAATTCTTGTTCTGTATAATCTAATGTTACAAGTCTACCAGTTTTCTTAATATTATCACCATCAATATCAGTTAAGAAATTAATGTCTAAAGTAGGATTCGCAGTTGTTCCAATTCCAATAAATGATCTAGAACCAACCACTAAATCTAAACAAGTTGTGTAATGACCTGGCCTTAGATGTCCATTTTTAGGATCAATACTTGCAGAAAAATCTGGATGTCCTATTTGATGAGATGCATGTTTCTTGAAATTATCTACAAAGAATCCTGATTTAAAACGATTTAAACCGTTTGCGTCTGTAATTTGTAAATTAGCAGTATCTTGTTCAAGAAGAGAGAGTGCAGTATAGTATTCAACCTGTTCAAGTCTCTTTTCAAGTCTTCCAATATCTGACATTGTGAAACGTTTATGTTTCGTTCTATTGATTTTAATCTGTTTAACATTTCTTACAAACGCAGGCAAAGAAATAGACGCAACTTCTATGGCATCACCAATTGATTGTGGTTCTTTTGGATCATCAGATGGAACGCCTTGTAAATATTCAAAATCACCTGCTTTAGTGACGAATAATCTGTCTCTTCTGGGTTGATAGTAATCGTAACTAACAATTAAATTTTCATCAGGAACTAAAGGATCTGGGACATTATTTTCTTGTGACGCAAAAGTTCTTGATTGGAATGCGAAGGGTGAAATTGATGATGAATCGTTATATCCAGCAACTCTAGGTCTGATATCAATTAAATCGCTTAATAAAGCTCGAGATGTTTGATCAAAAGGTATTAATTTTTCAGAACCAGATGGATAACTTGAAGCAGTGAAGAAATCACCAACATCATCCGATGTTACAAAGAAATTTTTAAATATAATTTTTAATCTGTTTGTTGGTTCTTCAAAATTTTTCTTCCTTTGA